GTCACAACGGAGTGATAAGCCATATTTTTAGGCATGGTCTCATCAATTAGGAACTCATCTCCATTAGCACTTAATGGTGCTTGAATGGTCAGAAAGATGTTCTTAGGAATTAGTTTGCGTAAAGTTGCAAACGTCCTAGGAAAGAGATGACGTACTCCACTCCTTACCCATGTGTTATGCCATAAGCACAAAACACGCGGGCATAGTTCATCCTTAAGATAAAAGGGACGAACATCTTGTCCAGAGTAGAAATCAGAACCACAGGATTCTCTAAAGTGGCCGGACCCAAATGACTTTGCAGTATTAACGGCAAAACCAAAATGGGGTAACATTGAAGTTAACCGACCAAAAGAGGCTGTGGGCAAGAGGATATCATCACCGTATACTGAGACGAACCCTGAAACTCGGTCGTAATCCATACATGCTTTTGTAATAGCATAGAAGATCACAGATTCGAGTTCAAATGTGAAACCACAACCCATGGCTGTGAATTTCTCATAATTGTACCATTTACCGTCTTTCTTGTTACCAACAAGGTAACAAGGAGAACGTATTTTATCAAGCAGCACAAACCAATCCCAAGGGAGTAGGTCCATGACTAATTGATATGAAATGGTATCAGAGGCAGATGAAAGATCAGCTGTAGCAGTCAAGCCGGTTATAGAAGCCTTCTGTACAACACGCTTATGCGTATATTGTGCAGTAGAGATGTCTATACCAGTCACTATTTTATAGCGACGCTTGATTTGCTGGCCCACGTTACGTGCTAACACAGCACAAAGCAACGGGGGTATCCCTAAGGGACGATCTTCAATGGCATCTTTCTCAGTTGACGAATAAAGGTCTCCGGGAACAATGACGAGTGGAAACTCATCAGAGTGTACTTGTGGGTCTTCGGAAAACGAAGATAACCAGCCCGGATTAGCAGTTAGTAAATCAACCGCTAGTTGTTTAGCCTTTATTGTCACCTCTAAAGGACCGTTCAGCTTAAAATATGCTGAAACGTTATTTTTAACACCATAGGTGCGTCCCGAACTAAAGTTGACTTGTGTGAGATCAATATCATTGACATCACCAAGAATGGAAGCCACTATACGTTTGGCCCTATGCATTAT